AAATGGCAGCAGGTAAGAAGTCAGGCAAGAAGTCACAAGCAGCAAATGACTTTCTAGAGCCACAAGTACCAACAAGCGTTACAGCAACAAACGTTGGAACTTCACGACCTTACCTATTGACTGCTAATACAACATCTGCTGCTTCTGCTGCAGGAACTGGCGGAGCCGCAAATTTATCATGGACCTTGCCAGTGCTTTCTCCCGCAGCAACATCTTATACAATTGTTTCAAATCCAGCAACTTACACAGTTACAACTGGGACATCTGCAACAAGTTACACATTTCAAGGCCTTGCTTCTAATACAGCATATACATTTACAGTAAGTGCAAGCAATGCTGCAGGAACTTCTGCTGCTTCTACTGCTTCAACATCAATTACTGCAACAACAGTTCCAGCACAACCTGCAGCACCAACTGTAACTCTACAAGTTAATCAAGACACTATATCTTGGTCTGCCCCAGCAAATGGTGGATCTGCAATTACTGGTTATACCTGGGCATCATCAGATGCAAAGGGTGCAACAGTAGGTTCTGGAACTACTTCAGTAGCAGTTGCTCAAGAAGGTGGTACTTCTCAAACATATACAGTTTATGCAACCAATGCTAATGGAAATTCATTAACATCTCCAGCATCTACCAATGTTACTACTACTCCACCATTCTTCCCACCATTCTTCCCTCCATTTTTCCCACCGTTCTTCCCACCGTTCTTCCCGTTCTTCCCGTTCTTCCCACCNTTCTTCCCACCGTTCTTCCCGTTCTTCCCGTTCTTCCCACCGTTCTTCCCACCATTCTTCCCACCATTCTTCCCGTTCTTCCCACCATTCTTCCCGTTCTTCCCACCATTCTTCCCAAGTTTCGCTGCACCGTTCTTCCCAACGTTCAAGAGTGGTTTGATGCTTTAAAATTAGTTTTAAACTAATTTACAGTTGATTGATCTAGAAATCTTAGATGTTTTCTATGGTATAATTTTCTTAAGCACATTACATAAGAATAGGATAAAAGATGTCTGGCTATGATGAAAATTCAAACCCTTGGTTTACTAAAGATAGATCTGAAACAGTATCAAATAGGGTTCACAGAGCAATTGATAAAAATATTACCGTAGAAAATCCAGGACTTGGATTAAATATTTACCGAAATACTTTTTCAGTAGAAGACTCTAAAAGATACATCAACATCCTTGAATCCAATCTTTCAAATGGTAGTAAGTATAAGTGGTCAGAAGCCCAAGTAACAAACTCTACAACGCCAATTAAAAAAGCAAGAGACTGTGTAGACTTTAAATACAAACAAGAAAATTTAGGACCGAAAGACAATACAAACTCTGAACTAATTGACCTACACGAAGAGATATATCAAAAACTAAAATTGTGTATAGATGACTATGCAAAATACTGGGGCATTAATGTCGTGTATTATGAAGCCTTTAACTTTGTTAAATATGAAGGAGAAGGAACTCACTTTAATATTCACGCAGATCACGGCCCAGCATACAACTGCACAGTTTCTGCCGTTATATATATCAATGATGACTATGAAGGTGGAGAGATCAAGTTTCCAAGATTAGATAATTATGTTCATAAGCCAAGAGTTGGAGATATTGCAGTTTTCCCATCAAATTACATTTATGAGCATGCATCGCTTCCGATGAAGTCAGGAACAAAATATTGCGTTGTCATTATGACAGATATCAATGAACTGAGTCACTGATGAGTGATGAGAAATCTAAAATAGCAATATTTAGATCCTTTAGGTCCTGGCTAAACAAAGATAGCAAATCTCTTCCATCTCCAACTCAAAATGTCATTCCTGAATGGTATAAGGATGCAGATAGATTTGCTAAGATGCCAAATGGAGAATACTATAAAGCACCAAAAGAGGTTTGTCCATTTCCAAAAGAAGGAACCACAGATGATTATGGCAAGGTTCCTACCTGGAAAGCCTGTCCTGCAATTATGGATGCTTTCTCAACTGGATATGTTTTTAAAACACCATGTGATTTAACCTTTTTTAAAAATGCTCAGGGTATAATTAATGTTAAAACTGAAGATGCTAAGAATCAAGATTTTTGTACACAAAGGCCGCCAATGCCACAGTTTGAGCACCCACTTGGATATTATAAGCATCACTTTGCTTGGTCTGCTGACTGGGGATTAGAACTTCCTAAAGGCTACAGTGCTTTGTTTATGACACCAATGAATAGGTTTGATCTTCCATTTTTAAATACAACAGGTATTGTTGACTCTGACAATGTTCATTTGCTTGGGAGTTTTCCATTCTTTATAGTAGATGGATGGGAAGGAACAATTCCAGCAGGAACTCCATATATGCAGGTGCTTCCATTTAAAAGAGAAAACTGGGAGCATAAAATAGATTTATTAGATCAGTCTGAAATTTATGATAAAATGGTTAAGAACATGCAGTTTTACCGTAAGCCAGACGGCGGGGTATATAAGAATAAAGTTTGGTCAAGAAGAGAATACAAATAGGAGAAATAAATGCAAACATGGACAGAAAAAATTAACTTAGGTAATGGAATAACCTGTTATCGAGGAGTAATAAAAAAAGAGTTTGATTTAATAAATAGGCTTGAGAGTACCCTTGGATCAGTTGCTGGATATGAAGAATTATCTTCAGAAGGTAAAAGATATCATTGGTTTCCAGCCTATGTTGGATATCAGCAACTTATCCCAGAGTATCGAGACTGTGTAGATTTTAAATTTAAAAAAACAGACATAGAAGAAGATAAAAGCGAAGAATCTTTAAAACTACAGGCTTTATGGCAAGATGTTTACGATGCACAACTTGCAGCAGTTGAAGACTATCGAAGAGACCATAATATCATGCCACTAAAGTATTGGGAAGCATTTAACTTCATTAAGTATGGTCCAGGCCAGCACTTCAAAGAACATCATGATCATGGATATTCTTACAACTGTACAGTGTCTCTTGTTGCGTATATCAATGATGACTACGAGGGCGGAGAATTATATTTTAGATTACAAAATTTAAATATAAAGCCACAGGCTGGAGATCTTTACATTTTTCCTTCTAATTTTATGTATCCTCATCAAGCAATGCCAGTTCACTCTGGAACAAAGTATTCTATTGTAACGATGTTAGATTACAGCAAAAAGTTTCATACTCCAGATATGTATGACTCTAAGTGGGATAATGAGTAATGTATAACATACTAATTGAAAAAACTCCAGGATCTCTTTTTGATATATCTCCAATGTCTATAAAAAGAGATTGGATGGATCAAACTTATGAAAACCATGCATATAGATGTTTTCCAGTAACACAAGCAAATGTTATTGGATACAACCTATCTTGTAAAGAAGATATTGAGTTTATTTGGGACGGGATAAATGATCAAACTCCAGATCATATTGAAATAATTAAAGCACCAAAAGGATCATATGGGGGAAGAGGACAGTCTTCTATAAGTCTTAATACCGACCTAATATTTAAAACAGATAAACATGTAAGTATATTTACTATTAATCCAGTAAATTATTTTAGCAATGATTTTGAAACAATGTCTAACTTGATTAGCACATCATTTTATGATAACCCCTTGCCATTAGCAATAAAAGCAAAATCACCCAACAAGCACGTAGTTATTAAAGCAGGAACTCCAATTGCAACAATAATTCCTATTTCTCTTTCAGAGTTAAACAATACTTCAATAGAAATTGTTGACTATAAAGATGAAGATAGAAAAAGAATAGATGCAAATATATCTTACGGAGATGCAGCACAGGTTATAAATTCATCTGGAAAATGGACAGACTGGTACAGAGATGCTGTAAACGAAAAGGGAGAAACTTTGGGTGAGCACGAAGTCAGGGTTTTAAAGTTATCAGTAGTAGATAATACAAAAAATAAAGAGAGTGGTATAATCTAATTATGGACAATAAAGATAATGTTGTAATAAGAAAACCATCAATGACTCCTTCTGGATGGTTTGGAGATAGCAAGGATATGATTGTTGAGTTAGAAAACTTTATGACTCAAGAAGAAATAGAATTTTTAGAAAAGGCAGCAAAGTCTTTAACTATTTGGGATGTGACAGAAAGCCATGTAAACGAAAATGGGACAGTTGTTTATGACTCGGACTATTGGAAAGATAGGGTTGCTACTCAGCCAACATTAGATAAAAATGATCCATCAATATCTCCAATAATTGCAGGACTATTTCAAAGACTTAGACCAATCATTGAAGATTTCTATAAGGTTGAGGTTCTTCCAACTGGAACAACGATTGTTAAATGGCTTCCAGGACAACTTCAAAGACCTCACGCAGATAAAGAATTACACGAAGGTCCTGATGCAGGCTTACCAAATGATTTTCCTAACTATGATCTTTCAAGTTTGTTTTATTTGAATGATGACTACGAAGGTGGAGAGTTATATTTTCCATTACAGGGTGTACAGTTTAAACCAAAAAAGGGTGCTGCATACTTTTTCCCAGGAGACAAAAATTATATTCACGGAGTTACAGAAATAAAAAGTGGCATTAGATATACCTGTCCATTCTTTTGGGAGATAACAAAGCACACAGGAGAAAGACAACCATGACAAATGCTGATCTAAATCCAATTGAAATTTATCCTAAAATATTTGTTTATAAAAATATTTTTAAAGATATTAATTCTACATATTCTCAATTAAAGAACTCTAATGGGGAAGATGATGGGTTGTTTAGTCCTTGGACAAAATGGTCTCATTTTGGAGAATATTTAAATCCTACATTTATGAATCATCCACATAGACTAACCATAGATTATCTTGAAAAAATAGAAACAAGTACAGAAAAAGAAGAATTACAAAGACTTGCAATCCTTGAACTTTTTAAGAATTTTTATTTAGTTACTGAAGACTATGCTTCTCGCAATGGTGTAGATCTTGACAAAACAAAAACGGTATTGTCAAATGATGGAGAAACTAAAGAAGAATGGCAAATGACTGGTCCATCTATAGCAAGATACAGAACAGATATTGAGGACCCAATTGCAATGACATATCATTCAGACTATATCAGAGAGCCTATTATTAGTCCAGGGTACAAGTTTGCTATAACAGCCCTTGCTTATTTTAATGATAATTATGATGGTGGAGAGATTGACTTTATTGTAAATGGAGAGGCATACAAGTATAAGCCAGAGGCTGGAGACTTTCTTGTTTTCCCTTCAGGTCACCCTGAAATATTAAAAAATGGAGAAAGTGTATACCTGCACGGAGTAATGCCAGCAACAGGAGAAAGCAAATACCTTTCTAGGATGTATTGGATGAAGTATTCTGTAGGAGATCCTGAGTGGTTTCAAAAAGAAAAAGAGTTTGGTAAAGATGTTTGGGCAGAAATGCAACCAGACATTATGCAAAAATTTAGAGATGAAAATCCTAACAAAAGTAATGCTGACAAAGAAAGAAGGATAAAATGAATCTAAACAATAAAAAAAGAATCACAAAAGATATTGTTGTTTATGAAAACTTTATTAGTGATGAAGAGTGTAAAAAAATGATTCAAGCACTTGATGCTCAAGCAGAAAGTGGAAAATTATCGTGGATGCCTATATCATTTTATGAGTCATACTCTTCTGTCCTTCCACAAGATAACGATCAAGAGGTACTTGATGCTGGTCTATCTCCAACTATTTTTTCAGACATTGAAAAAGCAATGCCAGAAGCAATTGCTTCAGTTCACGACCTTGAACCAAAAACAATTTGTAAAATTGGATATCACACACAAAAGTGGGAGCCAGGAGCATATGCAAGAATACACTCAGACAACACAGATGCTGAAGGAAAGTCTGGAGCATTTACAAGAAGCAGATATGCTGGATTCCTTTATTTGAATGATGACTTTAAGGGTGGACTATTAAAGTTTCCAGGACAAAAAATAGAGATTCAGCCAAAGGTTGGAATGCTTGCTGTATTTGACGGTGGATTTAACAATATGCACGAAGTAACCCTGATTGAAAGTGGGGTAAGATACACCATCGGATCTTTCTGGGATGATAGAGAAGAGTCAGATTATCCACAAGAACTAAGAGATGAATGGGCAGAAGAAATGAAAAAAACAAGAGCCCAGCAAGAAATTGAAAGAGCCGAATGGCAAGAACTTTTAAAGCAAGGATGGAAGTTAGATGCAGAAGGCAATAAGTATAAGGTGGAAGAACTATAATGAGTATATTTTTAGAAAAAGAGTTTAAGGATGCTGGATATGATATAGAAATCTTACATGATCAAATTCTTTCTATTAAAAACTTTTTAGTAAAAGAAGAGTTAGAAGAGGTTTTAGATATAATCAATAAAACTCCTAACGAAGACTGGTCAATAGAGTATACAAGAAATCTTGCTAGATTTTGTATGGAAAAATTTGGAAGAGACGACGTTGAAAACCTTGTTGCTGAAGGCAAGTTTGAAATTACTCAAGGTTGGCAGGATAAAAACTTAGAAATAGGTCAAGAAGAAATTAGTAAAGTTTTACAAAAAAGACTTCAGAATCTTATTTCTTTACATAATGATGATTTAGAGTTGACTGGATTTGGAACACTCCAAAGGATGTATGAGGGCGTTGAGTTAAAATCGCATACTGACCAGCACACAGATCCATCAATTAAATATGCTGCTATACTTTATCTTAATGATGACTATAAGGATGGGACTCTGTTTTTTAAAAATAAACAGGATTCAGACTTAAGACCTGCTCCAGGAACATTGCTTCTTTTCCCAGGGAACGAAGAATATGAGCACGGAGTAAGACACGTAGGGCAAGGACCAATAAGATATGTAACAGTAGGTTTTATAAAAGTAAAAGGCTTTTATGAAAATAATAAGTATTAGGAGATAAAAATGGACAGAGAAATACTTGAAGAAAAAGTTTATTATTACACANATGTAATCGAAGACCCAAAGAAACTTGTTGATGCAATTGAAAATGACAACAAGGACGCTTGGGGAGAATGGATGGCATGTAGTGGTCAAGCATATGTATATGGAACAGACAAGACAATCGCTTTAACCTCAGACGCTGACGAAAAAGATAAGTACATCTATAACACTCTCCAAAAGGCATTTGATGATGTAGCAAGAGATTACGCAAAGGCTCAGGGTATTACAGAAGAGCCAAAACTATTCCCACAGTACCCAATCAAAAAGTACCAGGCAGGAACCTACATGGGTGCACATTTTGATCAGCAAGAAGGAGATGGTCGTCTTAAAGTTTCTTTCGTTATGTATTTAAACGACGACTATGAGGGTGGAGAAATTTCTTTTACTATAGCATCTCCAGATGGAGTATTACAAAATGCAAGCCCAGATCCAGACTTTGCAGAAGCCGAAAAAACTGGTAACTATACTTTTGCTGTAAAGCCAAAAGCAGGAAGCATTATTGTGTTCCCTCCGTCACCACCGTATCACCATACAGCACACTTAGTTAAAAGTGGTGAAAAGATAATGGTTCCACAACACTGGATTCACTAATCTTGAAAACAGCAATTGTAACAGGCGCAAGCAAAGGTGTTGGATATGCAACTGTAAAACTTTTATCTGAAAATGGATATAAAGTTATTGCTGTTTCAAGAGATTTGTCTAAAGTTATTAATCTAGTTTCTGATAATGTTGAAGTTTATAGGCTGGATATAACTAGCGCTGAAGAAATTAAAAGGTTTCACGAAAAGTATAGCGATATAACCCTTGATCTTCTTGTTAATAATGCTGGTGGAGGCTCAGGCCCTACTCATATAATTAATGAAACAATGGACAACTTTAGAAGAGCGTATGACATAAATGTGTCTGGTCCAATGTATCTTTCACAACTGTTTGTTCCATCTATGAAGAAGTCAGAATCTCCTACAATTATCTTTATTAGTTCTTTAGGTGGGAAGTTTCCATATAGAGCAGGAGGCAACTACACAAACGCTAAAAGAGGAATGATGGCATTAGTAGACACTATGAGACTAGAATTTCCAGAGTATGGAATTAAGGTTACTGAAATTTGTCCAGGAACAATAGATACTCAGATAGAAAAAAAGAGTGCTGCATTAACAGCAGAAGATATGGCAGAGTGCATTAGGTGGGTATCTGAGTTACCGAGTCATGTAAACATAAATCATATAGAGGTAAACCACATACTTAGTGGTAAATGATTGGGGAGTATATGAAAATAAATAAACTTTACGATGATGTATATGAAGTAGAAGAATTTTTAACAGAGCAAGAACTTGCCGATGTTTATACTATAATCAACAATACTCCAGAAGAAGATTGGTTTGATAAATCAGTTAAAGATAAAAATGACACTCCAGATTTTTGGTATGGCAAAAACCTATACTTTGAGTCAACAAATGTTTTTGATGCAATAAACGAAAAAATGAAAAATCTTTTTGAGTCTTATTCTTATTATCCTGAAAAAATACATCTTCAAAGATATAAGAAAGGTGATTTTATTAAACACCACGCAGATCAGTGGATTCCAGATCTACCGTATTATATAGGATATGGTTTTTGCTTATACTATAATAATGACTATTTAGGCGGGGAATTAGATTATCCAGATCTAAAAATTACAATTAAGCCAAAAGCAAATGCCCTATACATCCACGGAGGACATATAGTTCATGGCTCACTGCCAGTATTAGATGATACAATAAGATACTTCTCTACTGTTTTTATACGTGGAACAGTGCAGCAACCAACAAGATTAAAAGGAGATTTATTTAAATGACAAATATTGGATTCACAAATGAAGACTTTAACTCTCATCAAATGACAGATCAAGAGCAGTTCATTCTTGGAATTTTAAATAAAAAGAAGAATGGGTATTATGTTGAGTTAGGAGCAGCACACTATAGCAATGGAAACAATACTTACTTACTAGAAAAAGAGTATGACTGGACTGGGGTATCATTTGAAATAGTTGATTCTATGAGAGATGAGTTTAATGCAAATCGAAAAAATCCTTGTATGGGTGATGCTCTTGCCTTTAATTATATAGAACATTTTGAAAAAAATAACTTTCCAAAACAGATTGATTTCTTACAGTTAGATATAGATGCTGGATATGACAATCACGGTAGGCCAGTAGGAAATAGTCATTGGACACTTCAGGGCTTAATAGCAGTACCATTAAATACATATAGATTTACTTTAATTACTTTTGAGCACGATGCAAATATGTATTGGAGAAATGATTCAATTAGGGATGCACAGAGAGAGATTTTAGATTCTTTTGGATACTCTTTAGTTCACAGATCTTTTCACGAAGATTGGTGGGTTGACTCAAATATTATTGGTCACGGAGACTACAGAAAATATCTGCACTGGCAGACTTTATAACTATAAACTATAACTTTAGGGGAGAGTTTTACTTTTTTAAAAACTCTGCTATACTTAAGACTATTCCGTTTTTGAAAGGACGATACACATTATGTCAGATTTTTTTAGTTTTAAACTTCCAGAAGACTTCGTAGAAAAGTACAAAAGCCAAGAAAGCCCATTTGGGTTTAAGGATGCAGCAGAAAATTCACTTGGAGAAATTACTTTTATTCGTACTTACTCAAGAATGAAGGAAGATGGAACCAAAGAAAGATGGCACGAAGTTTGTCGTCGTGTAATTGAAGGTATGTATTCAGTTCAAAAGAATCACGCCAAAGAAAACCGTCTACCTTGGAATGACTACAAGGCTCAGAAGTCAGCACAAGAAGCATTTCAAAGAATGTTTGAATTAAAGTGGACACCACCAGGTCGAGGTATGTGGGCATTTGGAACTCCTATGACTATGGAGAAGAAGAACTCGGCAGCACTTCAAAACTGTGCAATGGTATCTACAAAGGATCTTGATAAGAATGATCCAGGAGCCTTGTTTGCTTGGGTTATGGATGCATTGATGCTTGGAATTGGCGTAGGGTTCGACACAGTAGGACAGGATAAGAATTTCTCAATCTACACCCCAACAGAACCAGAAGAGATATTTGAAATCCCAGACACTCGTGAAGGTTGGGTAGAATCAGTCAGACTTCTAATCAACTCATATTTAAGAGCAAACCAAAGTATTCAAAAGTTTAACTATGATTTGATCAGACCTCTTGGAGCCCCTATTAAGGGCTTTGGAGGCGTTGCATCAGGACCTGCACCTCTTATCAAGTTACACGACCAGATAGACCGTGTAATCGGCTCCAGAGGCGGAGAAACACTAGATTCTCGTGCCATTGTAGACTTGGTAAACCTCATCGGTACTTGCGTGGTATCAGGTAACGTAAGACGATCAGCAACTCTTGCTTTGGGTAATGCGGGGGATGAAACATTTATGAATCTAAAGAACTCAGAGATGTTCCCAGAGCGTAACTCATTTGATCCAGAAAATCCAGGTTGGGCTTGGATGTCTAATAATTCTATTTCAGCAGAAGTAGGAACAAAGTACGAAGACTATGTAGATTTAATTACTGAAAATGGAGAACCAGGTTTTATCTGGCTTGATGTTGCTCGTAATTATGGCAGACTAAAGGATGCGCCAGATGGAAAAGACTATCGTGTGATGGGCTTTAATCCCTGTGCGGAGCAGCCATTAGAATCATACGAACTATGTACACTTGTAGAAGTGCACTTAAATCGTCACGAATCTAAGGAAGACTTCCTGCGTACCCTTAAGTTTGCATACCTATATGGAAAGACTGTAACACTTGTTCCAACACACTGGCCACAAACAAACGGTATTATGCAACGCAATCGTCGCATTGGTACATCACTTACTGGTATTGCATCATTTGCGGATCAGAAAGGTTTGCCAATTGTTCGTGAATGGATGGACGAAGGATACAACAAGATTCGTCACTATGATCACCAGTATTCAGAATGGCTATGTGTTCGTGAATCAATTCGTGTAACAACAGTTAAGCCATCAGGATCAGTTTCAATTCTTTCTGGTGCAACTCCTGGAGTTCACTGGGG